TAGAAAACAGAATGAGCTATGTAAAAGCCTATTATGATGCTATTAGCACATTTAAAATTTCCTTGCCTACGCCAGTTATGGCAGGTGTTAGGACACCACAAAGACAATTTAGTTCATGTGTACTTATTGAAACAGATGACAGTTTAGACAGTATTAATGCAACAAGTAGCAGTATTGTAAAGTATGTAAGTCAGAAAGCAGGTATTGGCATTGGTGCTGGTAGTATTAGAGCTGTAGGTTCTAAAATTAGGAGTGGAGATGCAACTCACACAGGTGTTATTCCTTTCTATAAAATGTTCCAGTCAGCAGTTAAGTCATGCTCACAAGGCGGAGTAAGAGGCGGAGCGGCAACATTATACTATCCTATTTGGCATTTAGAAGTTGAGGACTTATTAGTATTAAAGAATAATAAGGGCACAGAGGATAACAGAGTGCGTCATATGGACTATGGTGTACAGTTTAACAAACTGATGTACGAAAGACTTATTACTGGTGGTAATATTACTTTGTTTAGTCCTAATGATGTACCAGGATTATATGATTATTTCTTTAATGATCAAGACAAGTTTAAAGAGTTATATGAAAAAGCAGAACGTATGACTAGTATTAGAAAGAAAACTATTCCTGCTATAGAATTATTTAGTAATTTTGTAACAGAAAGAAAAGACACAGGTAGAATATACTTAATGAATGTTGACCATGCCAATACTCATGGGGCATTTTTAGAAGATATAGCACCAGTAAAACAAAGTAATTTATGTTGTGAAATAGATCTACCTACTAAGCCATTAAAAGATGTAAACGATCCAGATGGTGAAATAAGTTTATGTACATTAAGTGCTGTAAATTGGGGAGTAGTTAAAGATACTACAGAAATGCAAAAGATATGTAATCTAGCAGTTAGAGGACTAGATGAACTTTTAGATTATCAAGAATATCCTATATTGGCGGCACAATTAAGTACAATGAATAGACGCCCACTAGGTGTTGGTATCATTAACTTTGCATATTGGTTAGCAAAACATGACACCACTTATCAGGAACCTAATTTAGAATTAGTAGATGAATGGGCAGAAGCATGGAGTTATGGACTTATTAAAGCAAGTGCCGATTTGGCAGTTGAAAAAGGTGCATGTCCTAAAAATATGGAAACAAAATATGGACAAGGTATCACACCTAACCAAACATATAAAGAAGATGTTGACGATTTAGTGAAGCATAAAGAGAGACAAGACTGGAAAGATTTAAGGAAACAATTAAAAGAAACAGGTATTAGAAACAGTACACTAATGGCATTAATGCCTGCAGAAACATCTGCACAAATTAGTAATAGTACAAATGGTATTGAACCACCACGTAGTTATGTAAGTATAAAGCAAAGCAAACATGGTGTACTGAAACAAGTAGTACCTGGATATCCATACTACAAAAATAAATATGATTTACTGTGGGACCAAAAGAGCCCACAGGGCTACCTAAAAATTATGGCAGTATTACAAAAGTATATAGACCAAGGTATTAGTGTAAACACTAGTTATAATCCTGAACATTATGAAGATGAGAAGGTTCCAATGAGTGTTTTAATACAAGATATACTGATGTTTTATAAATACGGTGGCAAACAATTATACTATAATAACACTTATGATGGACAGGGCGAAATCGATGTACACAAAGACGACGTTCAGGACGACCTAGCCATTACAGAAATTGACGATGAAGATTGCGAGAGTTGTAAAATATGACAAGTAATGATTTAAAACAATTAGGTTTTACCAAGGCAGGTGATGTTGATGTAGTTATCAGAAATGATGTACCAGACTTAAATGCTACACATACACCATTTGCAAGTGAAGTAAAGTCAGGGGTATATTGTTGGGTACTTGTAAACGATACTAATAAAAAAGAAGAAGTAATTTATATAGGTAAATATGGAAAGTCTATAAAAAAGAGATGGGGTGAACACAGGCAAGGTTTCAGAGGTGGTAGTGGTACAGGTATCAAAAATGCAGAATACATTATACAGCAATTAGCAGAAACTGATATTAGAATGGAATTATGGGGTAAGCAGAGTCATACTGAAGAATTTTCTTACACTAATATAGTAGGAACAGAAATAAGAAAAACTTTTTCTACCTATAGTGTAGATGAAGAAGATCTAATAGCATTCTATATGCAAAAGAACGGAAAAAGACCAGCATTAAACAGAACAAGAGGCGGAAATTAAAAATGACTGTATTAGATACAAAAAATAAAACACACCATACTAAAGCAACAATGTTCTTAGATCCTTCAGGCGGTCCTGTGGTACAAAGATATGATACTTTAAAGTATAAACAGTTTGATAAATTAACTGATAAGCAATTAGGTTTCTTTTGGAGACCTGAGGAAGTAGATATAGTTAAAGATGCTACTGACTTTAAAAACCTTACTGACTTTGAGCAACATATATTTACAAGTAATTTAAAGCGACAAATTATACTTGATAGTGTACAAGGTCGTTCACCTAATCTGGCTTTTCTGCCTATAGTGAGTCTACCAGAATTAGAAACCTGGATAGAGACTTGGGCATTTAGTGAAACTATACATAGTAGAAGTTATACACACATTATCAGAAACGTATATCCTGACCCAAGCAAAGTTTTTGATGAAATGCTAGACATACAAGAAATATGTGATTGTGCAGATAGCATTACAGAAAATTATGACAAACTAATTGAATATAATCTGTTACGAGATAAAGGTTACAAAACGTATGATGAGTATGAGCATAAGAAAAGAATATGGTTAGCACTTATGAGTGTAAACATATTAGAGGGTGTACGTTTTTATGTATCATTTGCTTGTAGTTGGGCATTTGCTGAACTAAAAAGAATGGAAGGCAATGCTAAAATTATAAAACTTATTGCTAGGGACGAAAATGTACACTTAGCAAGTACACAGCAGATGTTAAAATTTCTACCTAAAGATGATCCAGACTTTGAAAAAATAAGAAAAGAAACTTATAACGAATGTACCCAGATGTTTATTGATGCAGTAGAGCAAGAAAAAACTTGGGCAGATTACTTATTCAAAGACGGTAGCATTATTGGACTAAATGCAGAACTATTAAAGCAATATGTAGAATTTATTGCGGCCAAACGAATGCACGCCGTTGGGCAGGAGAAGATATATAATAGTGGTACCAATCCATTACCTTGGACTCAAGCATGGATTACAGGTGGATCAGTACAAGTTGCTCCACAAGAGACAGAAATATCATCATACGTTATAGGTGGTACCAAACAAGACGTAGACGATAACACATTTAAAGGTTTTAGTTTATAATGTATAAAGACAAATTAAAAGAAAATTTAGGAAAAGTAGTATCAGTAAAAACTACAGCAGGTATAGAATTAATAGCAACATTACATGGTTTTGATGAAAAAAGTTTAACTTTAACTTTAGATAAACCTAGATTAGTTGTTGTTGCTGAAGACAGTATTGCCGTAGTTCCATATACTTTTACTAGTAAATCAGACGAAGTATTTATTTTAAGAGAGCAGTACTTATCAGTAGATGTTTCCTTAGAAAACAGTTCAACAGACTATTTAAAATTATTAGAAGATACACAATAATAGTAGATAAATAATACTATGCCAAGTGTAGCGAAAAAATTAAGTCTGGTTGGTACTGGTATTATAACTAATACAAAAGTTCAAACAGTTAAAGTAGAAGGATTGCCTATTGCAACTTTAGGCGACATGGTATCTACTCATGGCGAAGCACCACATATTAACCCTGTCATCGTAGGAGGTTGCTCATCAACTGTATTTGCGGAAGGACAACCTGTAGCAATGGTGGGTTCAAAAGCAACATGTATGCATAGTGTAACAATAGGTGCGGCTACAGTAAATGTAGGCCTCTAATGGCTAACCTAGTTTCTGTACGTGGACCTCACGCCAGAAACACTAATGATATAATAAGAATACAATGGAACATGGGTAACTCATGTAATTATTCTTGTGACTATTGTCCTCCTATTTTACACAATGGAAGTAAGCCTTGGTTAAGCAAACAGCAGTACATAGATGCAATAACGCGACTGTCTTCGCATTACAACGCATTAGACAAACAGACAGAGTATGAATTAATAGGTGGTGAGGTTACTGTAATACCTGGATTTGAAGACATAATTAAAACAATTAGTGAACATAATTCCACTAGTATAGTTTACACCAATGCTAGTAGAACAGTAAATTGGTGGAGTAAAGCAAAACAGTATATGGATAGTGTTATTCTAACCTATCATCCACTTACACAAGATGCTGATCATTTTATGGCTGTAATAAATGAGATTAAGGATTATGTACACATAGATATAAACATAGCAGGTATAGGCGGAGACGTGCTCAGATTGGGCGAATTTGCAGAGCAGTTACGTGACATGTTTAAGGATTGTGAGCGTAATAACTACAACATGGTTAATATATGTGTTAAAACCATGTATAAGAAGCTCTTAGGACGCCAGAACAAGCAGGAAACATATTGGACATATACTACAGAAGAGGAAGTAATATTACAAAAGCCTGGTATAAAACAACAGGTAGTACCTGAAGTAGTAAAAGAAAATATTCCAGATGCAGACTGCTTTCCAGATCCTGAGCCAGACCCAAATGCCTGGATGACTGAATTTTTATATGATGATGGTACTGCGGAGTATGTGCAAAGCCACCAAATTATAGATAAAAAATTAAATTCCTTCCAGGGTATGAGATGTCATTTAGGTTTTGAAAGTCTTAATATAGATGCAAGTGGAGATATGTATAGTAGTTGGTGTGGTGCAGTAAATTTTGGAAATATATCAGATAGTAATTGGAGTTTACCACAAAGTAAAACAACTTGCCCTTATGCCTTTTGCAATAACATAAGTGATATATCTATTACAAAGACGTTAAATTAATTGTTTATTATTTGCAAATTCATTAAATGCATATAACATTTCTTGGCTTCCTGACTTATCCTGACTATCATACAATTTTTTTATACTCCAATCAGGAATATAAGCATTAGTAACATAATCTCTAAAACCAACATTTTTAAACAAATGCCCTTTATATGATATAGATATTTGGTTTTTAAATCCTTTATCCGAATTATTTTTTGGTAGTTGCATATCTAAGATACTTTTTTCTTTAGTAATTTTTACAAATGTTTTTAAGTATTGATAGCCTAATAATGATTTGGAAGGTATGCAGTCTGGAATGTTTAATTTACTAAGACTGTCGTAATCTTTTTCTAAAATTGGAATAGCAAAGGTATTGGTTACATCATTGGTATATAATGACGTAACATCATGTAACCATTCGCCTGTTTCAGTCATGATATGGTTTATAAAATACCCTACAGTTGGTCCATCAAAATATTCTACTTCAATGCCATGTATGTTGTTCTCTACATTATGTAAATCCTTAAAGTTTTCTACATATATGTAATAGTTTATCTTATCACAATATTTTAAATTTTGCTCTACTTTACTAAAGTCTCCATGTGGTGTGACTACATCATAAGTATCTGAGTATCCATATAATTTAAAAATACAATAAGAATTATTTCCTTCTACTAATTTAATTTTTTCAGACACACCATTTGTTAATACTATTATTTGTATATCTTGATATTGACAAAAGTCAAATAGCTCTTCAATTTTATTGTATTCGAAAGGATCGCCAAAAACAGACTCTAAAATTATTTGATCTGGATTTTCGTGTATGAGGAAGTTTTTAAGATTATTAAAGTCTAGGTGTTCTTCAGGAATGTCTCTTTTACCGAATCTGTGGCCTATAAAACTTCCTTGTGCCTGTACAGGATTAAAAAGATTATTCTTAGACGTTAAGTCAACAAAAATCTGACTAAGATCCATTATTAGAAATTAAAGGCCAGAGTTAAATAAAAATCCGCCGCCTGGGTTAAATACAACCACTGTAAATAAACCACCGCCACCACCTTTGGCCGCATTAAAGTTTACTACTTGGTCATAACTTGTTTCTTCATCATCGTAGTAAAACTCTGGTGAAGCATCTAGTTCTGCTACATCTGTATTATATAACCCTACAGAGAATTCATTAATGGAATCAACTCCGCCAATTGTGCCTCTTATTGAGAAGTGATAAATTCCTGGAACAGTTACTCCAGTCATATTAGCAGTAGTATCTATTCTTAGTTCTGATTTATTTTTAGCCCAATCATCATCAGTACCGTCTAATTCAACTATCATCCAGGGTGGTAATGGACTAAAGTCCAAAATACCAACATTACTAGCATTAGCATTAATCTGTAAGTCTATATTAGCAGTAGTGTTAGGTTGTACAGTTGCAATAACGCCTGAAGGTAATGCAGAAAGTTCTACGTCACTTGTTTGTGGACTCACACCAACTGATTCTTTTAGAGTTGATTCAGTTGCACCTGTTGATGTAATTAAGTCAGGATCAAAAGAAACGTTAGTACCTCTGAATTCTATCATACCTGATGTTACAACATGCGATTTAGTTTTAAATGCATCTGAGCTAGGGTATAAGTCTGTAAATTGTGCTACAAGACCTGCTATCTGAGCCGCCGCAACTGACGTTCCGTCTGCTGTAACGTATGCTGAAGTGCTAGTAGTATCAACTACTGATACGTCTTCTCCAATAGCATATATGTCAACTTCTTCACCGAGGTTTGTGGCGGCACCGTTATTTGGATTCATACCAACATTAAATGTTGTATTCATTGCGCCTACTGTAAGTACACTATCTAAACCTGCTGGCGAATAGTTATCTACATCAAGTCCATCATTACCTGCCGCGGCAACAATGACCATATTATTATCTTCTAATTGTTTAAATTTGGAATCAATTAAACTATTTTTTGATGCTGTCCAACATGCAACCACTGTCTTTGTATGACTTGGTGTGTTTGCATTGTGGTGTACCTGAATTGCTTCTAAGGCATCTATAACATCTGCTACTGTTCCTGTGTAAGGGTTAGCATTCATCATTCTAACATTATGTAGTGTGGCATCTTTGGCAGTACCAATATTATCACCTACAATTAAACTTGCCATTACAGTACCATGACCGTCTGCATCTGCAAAGTCAGATCCAAAACCTGTGTATAAATTATTAACAGTACTACCTGCAAACTCATCATGAGTTGTATTTACACCAGTATCCAGTAAATAAATATGTTCTCCACTTCCTGTACTTTGTGGACTATATGCCACATGACTATTACCAAAATGATTACATAACATCTTTAAATGATTGGTATTAAATGCAGGAGTTACTACTCTTTCTGCATCTACTAATTCGCCGTATTTTTTTCCGCTAATTGCATCATATTGTGCTGTCTCGGCTGTGACTTTATAAGTCATAGCAAAACTATATGTTTTGGTTATGGTACCACCTGCGTCTGTAATTGCCGTTTGGGCCGCAGTTGCATCAGCATGTACTGACGAATCCATTTCAATTATGTACTGTGCCATTTTGTAAACTCCTAATTAAAAATAATTGATAACTATACTATACAATGTATTTATCATATTTTGCAAGATATAAGGTACTTAAATGAGTCACAAGTCAGAAACTAGTTTGGGCAAAAATCCAGGTGTTGAAATAAGCCTGGCTCAGGTTCCTTATGTAAAATTACATGCAGTCAAAACAGAAAAGACATACATTGAATGCATAGCAGATAATTTAAGTCACAGAGAAGATATAAACCTTGCACTAAGCGGTGGTATAGACAGTCAATTTTCACTACAATGTTGCTTAGAGTTAAATAAAAATATCACAATATATACATATAGGAGTTTCTGGGAAGGAAGTTTAATTAATGTAGAAGATGTTTACCTTGCTGAACAATTAGCAAAAAAATATAATCTAACACAACATGTTATTGATATAGATCTGTCTGACTTTTACAACACATTAAAACATTATAAGTATAGCACAAAGTACTTTAATGCTTCTCCACAGATATCTGTTCATTTTTATTTCATAGAGAGGCTAGTAAATGAGTTTGGTATTGATCATATTATGTTGGGCGGTGATGCACCATTATTTAAATATCCTGATGTTAAGACTGTTACTAATAAAATAAGACTAGCAGGAGAAACTTTTTATCAAGATCACATGGCACCTTACTACTTATTTTGTGACAGTCTAGATATAGAGTGTATGAGAGATATTGGCTTACATAGTCCTGAATCTGTTTATGCAAATTTTAAAAACAATCTAGATGTAGTAAAAAATAAAAACATATATATTGGAAGTGGCTTTGCAGGCCATATGCAGAAAACTAATTTCTATGATTATAAGTCAGAGTTCTATAAAAACATAATGCCAAACATGATCCCTCAAATTGTGGGAAACACTGGATTTGAAAACCTTAAGAAAATACTAGCAATGGAAACAGGTGTATATAACCAGTTTGATGTACAATACAGATTCCCACAGTCTGATCTAGTACCAGAGTTTATTAAGAACAGAAAAAATTTTATGACAGCACCAGAACAGATAGCAGACAGGATGAGAAATATACAATATAGTCCTGAAATTAAAGATTTATTTTTAGAATATATGGACTATATTGACAAAAATGACGTGCAATGCGTCAACAAATATTACTTCGAATTGTAAATCATTCAAAAATAACCTATTATCTATAGTATTCAAACACCGGTGTATAAATACACATTATAAAATGACATAAGTCATTTATATATTAGAAAAATAACCTCCATTACACAGATATGAAGAAGAACTTTTTTTGTTTGTGGTTAGTTTGCACCATCCAAGTAAACGACCACTTATACGGTGCTCTACGAAGTGTGAGGGAGATTACGAATTGGAGTATCATCGGTGAGCCAAAAACGAATTGAAAATGTTAAGGACAGTTTAGAGCTGTTCGCACTAACGTCTATCTTTTTAGTCAGTGTATTAGCGATTACTCCTTTGGTTTAACTAAATGGGAAGTGACGTAGAAATGAGAGCAGTAGCATTAACGATTATTGATAAGTCAGGCATATTTAAAAAAGTAGATCAGAAGTTAGAGGCATTATGTTATGCTATGCTTTGGGGCTCTTGGTTTTTATGCCTAACACAATTATTTTAAAAATATAGGAAACACAATGAAAAAAATATCAGCATTATTAGTATTATTTTCACTATCATTACCAGCCTTAGCGGCTGAACATGTTGTGAAAATGCTTAATACAGGAACAAGTGGAATGATGGTTTTTGAACCAGCAGTATTATCTGTAAGCAAAGGTGACACAGTCAAATTTGTAGCAACAGACATGGCACACAATTCCGCTTCAACACTTATACCAGCAGGTGCAAAACCTTGGAAGGGTACAATGAGTAATGACATCTCAGTAACACTAGATACTGAAGGTGTGTATGTATATGAATGTACTCCACACAAAATGATGGCAATGGTTGGAGTAATTAAAGTTGGTAACGCAACTAATTTAGATGAAATTAAACTAGAAGCGGCAAAAGTAAAATCATCCTTTGTTATGAATAATGACAGATTGGACAATTATTTAGCAGAGCTATAATGGAAGAAGTTAAACTTTATACAGAAGCAACACCAGAAGAAGTCAGGCAATGGCAAAGTGGCCAAGACTTCTTTATGACAGGCGATTTTGACGCAATGAAATTGTTTGTTGTGGTACCAGCAATCATACAGGTTGTGGTATTTTTTATGATGTTGGCTGTAATGGGTTTAAATACATTACTGTTTTGATAAACGAAGCAATAAAGGCCGTCATGGGTGTGGGTAAACGTGGCGGTCAGTTTCATCCTTCCCCCTTGCGAATTATTCTATTCGCATTCTTAGT